CATGTATAATACATGTATTTCTTTCAGAGATCCTAAGAGTGGTTATCAACATCATAAACTTTGGGATCCTTCTAAACTGGAAAATGATTCATGGTCTTCTGTATCAATTAATTTAACTGCCAAACTACTTCATTACTATCGTTGGATGACTAATTGCAATGTAATTGGTTACCGATTATCTTCTGAAATGCCATCAGCAATTCTTAAAGCAAGTGATCGTCCCTATGATGAGTTTAGAAAAATTTGGAAGAAAAATAATTATGTAATTGAAAAAAATCTTGGTTATAGTGAATTGTATGCTGTAAAAGTAAACCGTGACTTTGGTGGTGAAACTCAGGAGATGAATGCAAATTCTAATTCCACTCAGAGTAAACTGAGAAACGAGTTTAGGAAACATGTTCAGTCCAAGAGTTTCAATAAGATCATCTTATCAAAATTTGTCGATCAAATCGCTTGACCGCTGCTAGCGGTTCTGTTATAATGTATGAGTAATCAGGAAAACCCAATGCCCGTTTCTACCGAAAAACTAATCGAGTACCTCTCTACTGAGTATGGTTCTGAAGTTAATCGTTCTCAATTGAGTGACGCTTCAGATTTTTTGGGTATGTCTTTGTCCACCACAATCAATCGTCTTTCTGATTATAAGTCTGGTCGTGGTGTGTGGAATTTGAGTATTCAAGAAGCACGAGAACAATTTGAGAAAAATGTTGCTCCAGTTGAATTTAATCTAGTTCCCGAAAAAGATTCTAATTATGTACCTTTCGGTAACTTTAATGATCTAAAGAAGATTATTAAATCTAGAATTTTCTATCCAACATTTATTACTGGTCTTTCTGGTAATGGTAAAACTGTTTCTGTAGAACAATCTTGTGCCCAACTAAATAGGGAGTTGATTCGTGTAAATATTACAGTTGAAACCGATGAAGATGATCTCATTGGTGGATTCCGTCTTGTGGATGGTGAGACTGTTTGGCACAATGGACCAGTAGTTGAAGCTCTTGAAAGAGGAGCTGTTTTACTTTTGGATGAAGTTGATCTTGCATCAAACAAAATCTTGTGTCTGCAATCTATTCTTGAAGGTAGAGGTATTTTCCTGAAGAAAATTGGTAAGTTTATTAAACCTACTACTGGTTTTAATATTATTGCAACTGCAAATACTAAAGGAAAGGGTAGTGATGACGGTCGTTTCATCGGTACTAACGTATTGAATGAGGCATTTTTGGAAAGGTTTGCTCTTACGTTTGAACAAGAATATCCAACACCTACTGTGGAATCTAAAATTCTACAGAGTCTTGCTGATTCCATGTCTCTTGACTGTCCAGAATTTGTAAGTAATTTGACTAGATGGGCTGATATCATTCGTAAAACTTTTGCTGAAGGTGGTGTTGATGAAGTAATCTCTACTCGTCGCCTTACTCATATCATTCGTGCTTTTTCAATTTTTGGAAACGAGATGAAGTCTATTACTGTTTGTCTTAATCGTTTTGATGAAGAAACCAAACAGTCATTCCTTGATCTTTATGATAAAATCATGACACCTATGGATGATACGGATCAACAAAGTCAGACTATTGACGTATTCACTTACTCTTGATATAATATATGGAGTTATCTCTAACGGAAACGGAAGTGGAGAGTGTTTTAAGTGCTCTCCGATTGGGTGGTAATCCTGCCCTATATCAAAAACTTAAAATTGCAAACGACCTCATGAAAAGGGGGTTACCATATAAAAAAATTCTCCGTGAACAATACGGTTATGTCATCTAAATTCAAATACGACGAGGAAAAACTTCTCAACGAACTGCAAGACTACATTGCTTCAACATACAACCAACATTATTCTTCTGGAAATGCCAACATTCAAACGTTGGATCTGATTGAATCATGTGGAGACGCTGAGTCATTTTGCCGCAGCAACATTCTAAAGTATGCTTCGCGGTATGATAAGAAAGGCACTGCTAGACGTGATATTATTAAGATCCTTCACTACGGCTTGCTCCTTCTTCACTTCTCTGATAAATCTAAAACTACTGAACCCTATCCTCAATGAATATTTCCACGGAAACTCTAAATGTTTTGAAAAATTTTTCCAGTATTAGTCCATCGTTGGTGGTAAAAACTGGTAGTATTCTTCGTACTATTTCTCCCATGAAAAATATTTACGCGAAGTTTACATCCACTGAAGTCTTTCAAAAAGACTTTGCTTTATATGATTTGAATGAGTTTCTTGGTGGTCTTTCGCTATTCAAGGATCCTGAGTTTGCATTTGATGAAACTCATATCAAAATCAAAAGTGGTCGATGTGAATCGATGTACTTCTATTCTGATGCAAGTGTAATTACTGCTCCACCAGAAAAAGATATTGATCTTCCATCTGAAGATGTTACTTTTCAATTGTCTGATGAAGATCTAAATTCTCTTCTTAAAGCATCATCTGTCTACCAATTGCCAGATCTTTCTTTAATTGGTGATGGTCGTAAAATGAATCTGGTTGTTCGTGATAAATGTAACAACGGTTCTAACGTTTATAATGTAGATGTTGGTGAAACCAGTTCTACATTTTGTTTCAATTTTAAAGTTGAAAATCTCAAAATTTTGCCAGGTGTGTACAATGTAACTATCTCAAGTCCAAATCTTTCTGTGTTTAATCACACTCGACTTGACCTTTGCTACTGGATTGCACTTGAACCTGACTCCACTTATGAATCGTAAAAATTTCCTTTGGGTTGAACAATATCGTCCTCAAAAAGTTGAGGACTGTATTCTTTCTGATGATGTAAAAAAAACCTTTCAGGAATTTATTGAAAAAGGAGAGATCCCCAATCTTCTTCTTTGTGGTCCTGCAGGTATTGGAAAAACTACAATTGCGAAAGCACTTTGTACTGAACTTGGGGTAGACTCTTATGTAATTAATGGATCCGATGAAGGAAGATTTCTTGACACAGTGCGAAACCAGGCAAAGAACTTTGCTTCGACCGTATCACTTCAAGGACATGGTAAACCAAAAGTCATCATTATTGACGAAGCTGATAACACAACCAACGATGTACAACTCTTACTTCGGGCGAATATTGAGGCGTTTCATAGCAACTGCCGATTCATCTTCACCTGCAACTACAAAAACAAAATCATTGAACCACTCCATTCAAGATGCGCCGTCTTTGACTTTTCTTTCAAAGGAAGAGAAAGAGCTACTGTTGCATCAAAATTCTTTACGAGAGTCACGAAAATCCTTCGTGAAGAAGAAGTTGAGTTTGATCCCAAGGTTGTTGCAGAAGTTGTCCAAAACTATTTCCCAGATTTCAGAAGAACGTTAAATGAATTGCAGAGATATTCTGCATGTGGAAATATTGATACTGGTATTCTGACTTCAATGTCTGAAGTCAATCTAACTGGTCTTATTGATTCTTTGAAAACTAAAAATTTTGCTGGTGTTCGTAAATGGGTTGTTGATAACTTAGACAATGATGTGACTGTTGTAATCCGTAAAGTTTATGACGCACTTTATAATGCACTTGAACCTATGTCTGTTCCACAGGCTGTTTTGATTCTTGCTAAATATCAGTATCAGGCTGCATTTGCTGCAGATCAAGAGATTAATACTCTTGCATGTTTTACAGAATTGATGTGTGATTGTAAATTTAAATGATTCTTAATCCAGAAGATACCATATACGCATACGATAAGATCAAGGAAGCTTACGGTTCTATTAACCGTATCGATGACTTCTTTCGTATGAAGAAGATGGAAAGAATTGATAAGATTCCTACTCCTCTTTTTGGTATGTCTCATGAAGATGATCTGTTCCAGGATTTTTCTATGCATCCTGAAGACATGAATTTTCGTATTGTTCAACCAGATCACAGCACGTTTAATACTCTTCTGGAAATGACTGCATCATTTACCTACGAGGAAGCACCAGGTAAAGAGATGAAACTAATGATCCAGGAGACTACCACAGGCACCGCTGTGGGGTTCATCAAACTGGGTTCACCTATCATCAACTCTAAACCTCGTAACCAGTGGTTGGGAGGGGTGCCAGACCTTACCATTTTTAACAAGCGTGCTATCATGGGATTTATTATCGTTCCCACTCAACCGTTTGGGTTTAATTATCTTGGTGGTAAACTTCTGTCTATGATTTGTTGTAGTCATGAAGTTCGTGAAATGCTAAATAAGAAGTACGACACAGAAATGTGTTTGTTTGAAACAACATCGCTGTATGGTAATATCAAAGGAACAAGTCAATACGATGGACTAAAACCATACCTTCGTTATCGTGGAGATACAGAATCTAAATTTCTGTTGACTCTTCCAGACTTCATTTATCATGATTTGAGTAAGTGGTTTATTGAGAGAAACGGCGGTCCTTTGATTCACAAAGGTGCTTCAAGTCGTAAACTTAAGATTCAGACTAAGATGATTTCTATCATCAAAAATTCTCTTAAACAACATGACCCAGATACATATACAGAGTTTGTTGCTTTCATAAAATCAAAACAAGATGTGACAACACAGAAGCGTTTCTATATGTCTGACTATGGATATGAAAATTCTAGAGATGTCATTCTTGGTAAAACTGAAACACTAATTCCTAATAAACAAAATTTTGACAAATTTTATTTGGAAAATATGGTACAATGGTGGAAACGAAAAGCTTCCAATCGTTACCAAAAACTTGTAAACGAAAATTATCTGAGAACAGATCTTGAAGTTTGGAATTCTAATACTATGAACACTATTGATATTATCAGATGAATCTAACTTCTTTTTTATCCGATGGCGTAAATCGTAAAAAAACTATCCGTATACTTGTCTATCCCAATATTACATTTACAAAGGATCTGACAAAAGATAGTTATATTCAGGTAATCACTAATATGATTGCCGAACTTAATAATATCAGAGATGACTTGTTCTTTTACCTAGTCCTACCTGAGTATTTGGAGTGTCTTGATTTTCCTAATACAAAGCAGTACTTCCTAAGAGTACCAACGTATCCTCCTACGATGCGTTCACACTTTGATGTGTTTGAGTTTAAAAAAATTGTTGGTCATGATATCGATATTGATCTTGTATTCTCACATCTTCCCGAACATACACATGATGTAAAAAATGTAATTAGCAATGTAACTCATCATAGTCCTGCATACTTTGGGTATTCTCATTGGTTTGACTTGGATGAAGTTGTTGCTTGGAGTCATCCAAGTTTCAATCAAAACTTGCTCGGTATTCTTGAGATGGATAGATGTTATATTAACACACAGTCTCAGAAAGATTTGGTTTTAAATCAAGCCACAAAAGTACTAAACAGAAATACAATTGAAACACTGGATGAAATTCTTACTGTACAACATCTAGGCGTTCGTAGGAAAGATATTAATCGATCTGTGGTGCCATATCGTAAGACAATTGTATTCAATCATCGTCCAGAGACATATAAAGACTACAAAAATTTCATGTGTATCATGAAAGAACTTAGGAAACAACGTCAAGATTTTAATGTCTGGGTTCCTTTACTTGAAAAATCTTCCGAGAGTTGGATATCTACTGAAAAATTTGATAAGAAAGGATATTACAAAAAACTATCTGAGTGTTGTGTTGGATTTTCTCCCAAACAATTATATGGCGGATGGAGTGTTTCTACTACAGATGGTTTAATGAATGGTTGTCCATTCATCATGTATGATGCTGATTACTATCATGAACTAAATCCTACTGCTGATTTCTTTTCTAACAATGGTGAAGCAATTACTTTGATGCATAAGTATCTTGATGATGCCACTTATCGTGCATCTAAGTCTGTTGAGTCTATGAGTTATCTCGAAGATAATCTAATCTATGAAGATGAGATTGTGACAATGAGTGAACACATAGACTATATGATGTGTAGATTAAAAAGCACTGAAACTGAAGTTACTGAAAAACTTATAAATTTAATTCGGGAAAATGGTTTCATGACAAAAAAAGAATTGTTTGGTGAACACCTAGGATGGGGACGTGGAATTAAGTATGGTCCTTATAGACGTGCCCTATTGAATCATCCAAACATTTATGATACACTATCACCCAACCCCGAATATTGCTGGATCGACTAATGAAAGTAGAACTAAAAGACTGGTTGAACAGTATCAATACAACAAAGAAAAATCTTATTGATGAGGATCCAGATTTAAAATATCCTGCATATATTATAAACAGATGTATGTCTGGACATTTGGATAGTATTCTTTTGGCTAATGAGATGAATATTAATAATCATCTTGATCCTAAGTTACAATATGACTTTTTTATAAATATTGTGAGACCAAAAAAACGCTATGCGCCTTGGTTGCGAAAAGATACAATCAATTCACTTGAATTGGTCAAGGAATATTATGGGTATAGTGACGAAAAGGCACGAATGGCTCTTAAGATTTTGACCGATGATCAACTTGAATACATCGCTAAAAAACTGGATCATGGAGGCAAAAGATGAGTGCTGAGATAGAGGTTAAATGGTCACCAGACCAAATGGTTGAAGTTACTCTGAATGAACCAGATGATTTCTTAAAAGTCCGCGAGACTCTAACACGTATTGGAGTTGCATCTCGTAAAGAGAAAAAAATATTTCAATCCTGTCACATTTTACATAAACAGGGTAAATATTATATTGTTCATTTCAAAGAACTTTTTGCTTTGGATGGCAAAAGATCGAATCTCTTTGAAAATGATGTTCAACGTAGAAACAGAGTCACTCAACTCCTACAGGATTGGGGTCTCGTAAATATTGTAGACGCTGAAAGAGTCCAGGACTCTGCACCTTTAAGTCAAATAAAGGTATTGTCTTATAAAGACAAAGGAGACTGGACTCTTGAGAGTAAGTATAATATTGGTAAAAAGAAAACTAATTAACAGTCGTTAAACACTGATCCAACTTGAGAACCAAGTGAAGATCCTGCCTTCTGACCTAGAAGCAATGCCCAACCACCTGCTAGCCATCCAACGTATGGGATACCCATTACAGCAGGAACAGCAACACCAGCAGCGATAGCACTACCTGCCATTGCACCTTGTGACCGTGCTCCAGCGTCCGCCACGAGACACTCTGCTTCTTTTGCAGTTAACTTTCCCTCATCATCTGTTGCACCCCCTAGGTTGCGAGTGCCTTCACGGGTGAACTGATCTGTGCGCCATTCACGGCGACTCTCTGTGCCGCCACCAAAGAATCCTTTCTTGGTAACATCAGAAGATAATGATCTTTGTGATTCTAAAACCTTAGGATCATCAGCACGGAATTCAATTTCATAACCATCCTTACCTGCCTTAATTCTATAAGAAGAATAAGGACCACGAGGAAGATTGAATGTAGGAGGTTGAACTACAGGTTCAGGTTCCTGTTTGAAAACATATCCAAGCAGACCTATATGTGCTATAGCAAATATAGATCCTACAGCAATAGCAACCACCTTTACTGGTGAATTACTTTGCATCTTTCTTCTCCAGTGTAGGTGCTTGCTTTGAATCATCCTTCTTCTTAGAAGGCATCACACCAAACGTAGCTAAAGTTCCAGTAAAAACACTGGCAATAAATGTGGGATCGATATTTTTTTGAGGAACGCCAGGAACAGTTACATAATTAAGAGTCAGAATTGCTGCTGACCAACCAAGAATAATAACTCGGACGAGAGTTGATACACCCTCATCCGCCCACTCAAATTTGTTTTCCTTTTTGGCTTCCTCTTTCTTCTGGGTATTTGAGTCCATGAGTAAAGAGTCAGGCTCTTCTATTTATTTAATTATAATCTAATATTTAACCATGGAAAAATTGGATCTATGACTCCAATAAGTCGAAGTAAACCCTCAGCAAAAAGTGCGAGAACAACCCAACCAACACACATACTGATAATTCCAGCATTACGATTATGTTTTCGTATGGCATCATCAATCATCTCCTGACATTTTTCTTCAGTAACATAGTGACTAGGTTTTATTTCATGCATCCTCATTGTACCAAAAATCTTCCCAATCTTTAGCAGAATCAGTTACATCTTCTATTGTACGAGACTCTTCGTTCATTGGGAATATTCTCCAATCATATCTAAAATATCGTTTAAGGTTTGATTTGCAGCGTCTAGTTCGAGTTCGTTGTATTTTCCATATTTTCCATGACGATTGTAAACGTGATCTTTTAATTTGTAAACTCTTGCGAGCACATCAACTTTAGTCAAACTTCCACGTGGCATTACAATAACTTCAAGTAAACTATATATAAAAAAAAGACCCCTTCTGGTTTTTGCCAGGGGGGTCTTTTGTTGCGACGACGATATAAAACTATTTATTCAATATCATATGTCTTTAACTTTTGGTGGTCTGGAATAATTTTTTTCAAATCAACAATCAACATACCATTTTTAAAATTCACACCTGTAACTTCAACATCGTCAGATAAGTTGAAACCTCTAGCGAATGTGCGAGTTGCTACTCCACGGTGCATGTACTCTACATCATCATCTTCTTTTGCAGATTTGGACTTGATGATTAAAACATTGGTTTCTGTAGTGACTTCAATGTCATTCCTAGACCATCCGGCTAGTGCTAATTCGATACGCCATTTGACGTTAGATTCTTTTACAATATTATATGGAGGATATTGTCCACCAGGATGATTCGATCCATATGAATGTAACCTGTGGAAAACATCATCAAGTCCGACACTATATTTTCCCATAGCATCAAGAATTTTGCCCATGTCACTGGACGTGTAACGTGTAAGTCCCGTCATTTTATGCTCCTTATTAAGCGAGTTTTTTTGTATGATCCCCGAAGGCAATCAAATTTATTTAGACAATAATTACAAAATATAATTGTAATGTTTACCGCAATACATTTACGGGTTCCCGTAAAAAAACCTTAGTCTAAATAAATATAGGTACATATTACAATAAACTAAATACATGAATAAAGCGTTTTTAGCTTTTGGAATGCTACTGATGACCGCTTCTGCAGCAAGTGCAGGCGGACTTGTATCAAAACACTCTTCTAGTGTTCAACTTACAGTTGATGCTGCCAGAACTCAGGCAACAAGAATTGGTTCCTCATTTAGTATCTCAGGAACAAACATCGGTACTACTGATGGCACCACAGCAGATGCTGTTTCTACTGGTACTATTACCAATGGAATTTATTCTCCAGGCACTATTGAAGCAGTCCAAGGAACTGCAGAATCTGCTTTCTCCTTCTCTCAGTCTTATACTCAAGGCGATGTAGTCCCAACTGCTGCTCCTACTGTAGGAGCTGTTCCTAACTTCAGTAATGTAACTTCTTATACTGCTGGTACTGCTGGAACATTAGCAGGTACAGTCACTTCTGCTGGTCTTCTAACCGTGACGGCTGGTGGTGCTGGTACTACTGCTACTGGACAATTCGTAAGCGAGATCACTGTCATTGACTAGGAGTGTTAGAGATGACCCATTTTGGAAAGACAATCACAAGTATTGTGATGTCTGTGGTGGGAGTAAGTGTCACACTTGTTCCTGTTCAAGCTGTTCCTGTGGTGCCAAACTTCACTCAGGGCTCAATGACAAGCCGAACGGAGACTACTCAGAAGATAACTGAGACCATCAATTCGATGGACTATAACACTGGGTATCAGTATTCTGCTACTGGTTCTGGTGTAACAGCATCTGGAAACCTATCACCAGGAACAGGTGCTACCAATGTAACTATTAATGGAGTGACTTCATCATGGACTGGAGCAACAAGCAAGCCAACGTTCACACAGACGACACCAGGAGCAGCGTTTCAGTTCACAGAAACTTATCGAGGCCCTGGTTTAAGCAATCAAACACTTATTCAAAGAGTGACCGAGGTAGAAAGTTTCACAGATACCACAAGTATTTTCTCGCAGTAACTTTATTATTTGCTAATCCTTCTTATGCTGAAACTGTTGGTGGTGTGTCTGCTACTGCTAATCCTGTTGCTAACTCTTCAGGCTCCGTTACAAACCAAGCTATTCAAGTCCTTCAGGGACCATACATTACAAACACATACGGAGGCGGGATTCAGTGTCAAGGTCCCACTCGCAATTTCACTCCGTATGTAACAGGAAGTGTCTCTGCTTCTAAACCTTTTGAAGATTATTATAATGACCCAGTATACGATGTCACCGATAACTTTGGCGCCTTCGATGATGACGGGAATCCAATTGGAGATGGAATCATTGATAATCCTGGCGACATCCTCTTCCATAAGAGAACTAGAACAGGACAGAAAGATAATTATAGTTTAGG